ACTTTATACTCTCACTCAGGGACCATGTTCTGGTTATTCAGGGAATAAGGGCGTCAGAAAGCATATCGAGGAGTAAGATGACAGAACAGTGTACCTACTGGAAGTACTACTTCGAGCCGTATGGAATTGATAAAAAAGGGAAGGAGAAAAAACACGACTATAGAAAAAATGATGTATTCGCATGGTGTAAGGAATTTCAAGCGGATATAGACAGACCTGTCTTCCACTGGACCTCACAGATGGTGATAGACTACATATACAGTAATGGATATGAGCCGAATCCTCTCTATAAGATGGGAATGATGAGGGTGGGGTGCTTCCCATGTATCATGTGTAGACATGGAGAGGTAAGGAGTATGATTAAGCACTTCCCAGACAGACTGAAATTTATTAAGGACATTGAGGATAAACATGGGAGTACCTTCTTCCCTCCTGGATATATTCCCAGAAATGTCTGTTCTGTAATTAAATCGGGGAAGAGGGTGTCCTACATGGCGGATGTGATTAAATATCTGGATAACAAAAATAAATCTATAGGATTATTTGAAGATGGCGAGGAGGTGTCCTGTTCATCTTATTATCATCAGTGTGAATAAAAAAACAGGCCATGAAAAACGAGTACCATAAGACAGTAATGATATTCCTGGCTACCCTGGTGGTGGCTATGGTGTGTGTCCTATTCAGCGGGTGCGGGAAGGAAGAGACCCAGGTGGTGAATCACATCACCTTCGATAACCGTCACACTGAATATCAGGCCACCTTCCAGTATCACAACTTTGACATAGCGGTAAGCCTTAACCCTGGGACCACTTCGTATATGGAGAGGGTCTTCAGCGGGAGCGGGTCTACCCATGACCTTGTGGGGGAGCCATACACACTGAGCCTTTTTAACGGTGGTGTCCTGGTATGCAGTTATGAGGACGACACCTCCACATACAACAGGGTAGACACCATGAGATGTATCACAGTTAAACAGTATGAAATATGGAGATAGGACAAAAGGTAAGCACTAACTGTATAAGGGGACCCATTATAAACAATCCCTTAGCACTTATCAGTCTGGCGGAACAGAAGAGGTCAGTGTATCATATTGTCTGGGGAGTGAAACCCGCGAGTATCTTTTTATCCATGCAGTTCTCAGAGGTGGTCAGCATGGTAAGACATGGGTATCTCTATGAGACACTGAAAACTACACCCGCTCCCAGGAAGAAGTGGTATAAGGTGACACAGTACCCAACACCCACAACACCATGATAGAGAGAGTCCTCATAGAGTGCGGAAGAGAAGGCTCAGACAGGACGGCTATCTCAGTCAGAGGGATGTCCTTTGAGAATCCGGTAGGTGTATTCATGGACGCGGACCCGCACCGCCAGACCGGAGAGATGGTCCTGGTAAAAGAGGTCGGAGTCCTGTATGGATTCATGGATGTCAGACCGGAACACATCGGACTCTATCCCGCGGTCATTGTCCGTCACACCACCTCAGTAAAGAACGGAAAGCACACCACTGTCCATGAGTCTGTGGTCATGGGTGTCAGCCTGTCAAAACAGAAGAATGAAGACCCTCATATTAAGCCAGTAAAGTCATGAAAAAAGTACACACATGGGTGTCCTGTAATGACAGGCTCCCGAAGATAGGGAAGTGGGTACTCGCCTATACCATTTTTGACACTATAACGGTGTCACCTGTGGTGATAGGTAAGATTAACTCCATAAAAGAGACGGAAGACATGAGAGTAATAGAATGGGTGACTGATGACTATGTCCCATTCTGGCCTACACATTGGATGTTATTGCCTACTCCTCCCAGGGTAAAAAAACAGAAGACAGATGATAAATAACTTCGAGAAGGAGACCGCTCCTCTGACAGAAGAGGAGAAGAGGATAGCCATACTCGTCACCAGTTATGTACAGTTCAACATAGGGGAGAGACTCGCGGTGACAAATAAGGAGATAATCTTCAAGATGAAGACACTCTATAACATTAAACTCTCAGAGGCCAGACTCCGGAAGATAATCCACCACATCCGAACCACAGGTATGGTCCAGAACCTGATAGCCACCTCAAAAGGGTACTATGTGGAGATAGACGCTGAGAGAATATCCACCTATGTAGACTCCCTGGTACAGAGGGCGGAGGCCATCTACAGGGTGGCGAGGTCATACGACACCGGACTGTTCCTGTATATGAATGTAAGTACTCCACCCTTAGGTCCCTCACCGCTGACCTATAATGAAGGTGTCTGTTGTGAGTTGTGTGTAAAACTGGGGACGAAAAAATGTCCTATTAAGAACGCTGACCCATGGAGCCTATGTAGGAACTACTGTAATGAGTTCATAAAAAGAGACACATGAGAATCCTCACTGCACTGTTAATGACGCTCCTCATGGTATCATGCGGTCCCAGGCGGTCTGAACTCCATGAAGAGGAGATACTCACTACATCCTTCCAGGGGAGGGATGACACTATTTACGCTACCATCCGCCTCCCTGAGAATTATCAGCCAGGAAAAGAGGTAAAAGGCCACATACACTACACAGGTCCGGACAGCGTGATGAGGATAGCGGATATTCACATACTCCAGACCGGAGTCATAGACATGAGGACCTATGTGTTCATAAAGGCGAAACGGACAGAAGGAGTGAAGAGTATAGATGTACACTATTCAGCGGAACCAAACATATGAGAGGAAGAAAAACAAAGGTACTACCGGAGAAGGACCGCCACAAGGGAGTAAAGTGTCCGGACATCCCACCTAATGGAGGCCTCACGCCCTCATGTAGGAACTTCGGAGACAGAAGGAAGGAAGACCTGGAGAACGCCATGGTCTACCTGAAGAAGGCCCTGAAGGAAGGGACCCTTCTCTCCTCTGAGATAAGGGTAGGTATACCCTCTGACCTGTCATCACGGTCAGTAGAGTCAGATGAGGACACTGTCCAGGTAGTGAACACTGTCACATTCAGGGTGGCGGACACCATCACGGTGGGAGAATACTTCAGTATGTGGAAGTTCAGAAACCTTCATAAAAGGAATAACGGATGAGTGAACAGTACCACCTCCGGAAGATGGTCATGGCTGACTACCTTGTCAGAAGGTATCTCGGAGTCCCACTCTCCACCCTCAGAGAACGCAGTAAAAGGAAAGACATCTCCCAGGCCAGACACCTCTTCTGTTATGTCGAGGTGGCCCTGATGAAGACCAGTGTCCCTGATGTCTCACTCCACATCCGCAGAGGCAGAAACACCGTGAAGACATCCGTCCGGACCATCCAGGTCATCCAGAGGAAGTACCCTTCCTCAAAGATAGCGACACTCATCCCACAGATTACCAGAGATGTAGAGACATTCATGAGGACCTTCTGTAAGAAGTAGGGACTCAGATATGTATCTTTGTCTCCTGTGAACCAGAAAAAAAAAGGAGACAAAAGTAAGGCTGTGAGCGTCACACAGACGCCTCCTACAGCACCACCTAAGAACCGGAGGGGTCAGGTTCCTACTCCCAGTAGGTTTAAGAAGGGTCAGTCAGGGAATCCCTCCGGAGGGCGGAAAGGTGTACCCAGGAAGGTCACGAAGGACATGAGGACCATGATGTCCGCGTTCCTGGAGAGACAGTGGCCTATCATAGAGGCTGACTTTAAGAAACTGAAACCAGGGGACAGGATAGCACTCACTGAGAGGTACATGAAGTACTGTGTACCCGCCCTCTCATCTGTCAATCTGTCAGGGTCTGTGGACATTCCCAGTACGGTGGTGGTGAAGGTAGTGGGTGATAAGGACATGGTCATTCCCAGGAGCGAGGAGGAGGTGGATGACAGTAGATGACGCCCTCTTCGATGTCACACCTCTCTATCTCCCTACACTCGAATGTAAGGACCCAGTCATAGTACACCAGGGAGGGACCTCCTCCTCTAAGACCTACACCATCCTTCAGGTACTGTTCACCAAGGCTATCACTCAGCCTGATGTGGTGTGTACCATTGTAGGTCAGGACATCCCTAACATGAAGAAGGGTGTCATCAGGGACGCCCTGAAGATATACAGAGGCTCACCCACGCTCCAGAAGTTCATCACTGACTACAATATCACAGACCGGACCTTCTTCTTCCGGAACGGTTCAGTCATGGAGTTCACCTCCTTTGAGGATGAACAGGACGCAAGGTCAGGGAAGAGACAGTACCTGTACATGAATGAGGCTAACGGTATGGCCTGGGACCTGTACTGGACCCTGAAGAAGAGGACCTACATCCAGACCTTCCTGGACTACAATCCCACCGCGGTCTTCTGGGTCCATGAAAAACTCATAGGGACTCCAGGTGTGGCCCTCTTTGTCTCTTACCATAAGCATAACACATTCCTCCCTCAATCCGTTCATGATGACATTGAAGGGATAGAGGAGGATAAACTGTGGAAGGTGTACGCGAGAGGGAAGACCGGAACACTGAAGGGACTGGCCTATCCTAACTGGAAGATGGTGGATGAGTTCCCTGAGAACCTGGAGAAGTTCATCTACGGTATTGACTTCGGCTACACCTCAGACCAGACCGGAGTGGTGAAGATAGGAGTGAGAGGGAGGGACCTGTATGTGAAGGAACTGGCCTATCTCCCTGGTATCGGGTCAGAGGTCATAGCGGACATATTAAGGAAGAATGGATATAATAAGGAGATAGTCTACTGTGAACATGACAGGACCATGGTCTCTGAATTACGCTCTCACCGTATCAGGGCCGTCCTGTGTCTGAAGGGACCAGGGTGTGAGAAGAGGAGAATCCTGAAGGTGAGGTCCATGAATGTATTCATCACATCTGACTCTGTGAATATATGGAAGGAGCGGTCCATGTATCGGTTCATGTACATCGGAGACACCGCCACCAACACCATGGAGAAGAGTCCGGACCATCTCCTGGACGCTCTGGGATATGCGGTGGACACGCACTTCCGGAGGCCTGGATTTCTGAAGGACTATAAGGAGGACCCTGACGAAGAGTCAGACAGTTAGGTAGGCCTAAGAAGTTAGGTGTCAGATATATGTAGATAATGTCATGAGGGATGTGAGGGAGTGAATGGAATCAGCATACCTTTACATCCTCAGAGTTAAAGAAAAACAGGTGGACATATGAACAGACCCAGTCTTCACGAAGTCCTACATCCATGGCGGTCCTGATAAAAACGAAGTCAGCGTTCCCTTACATCTCGCTCAGGAGTACTACCTCACTCCTGAAGGATGGGTCCTCCATCTTCTACGCACTCGGAGGAACCGCCTTATCCCTGGACACCACCACGGTGGAAGGCCAGATGACCGCGTACCTATCCTGTCCTCAGGTGAACTCCATAGTGAACAAGGTGACGAAGGCCTTCATGAATGGGAAGTGGAGCCTCACTGACCTGGATGGGAATCCCATGAAGAATCCGAAGACCTCTCCCATGTACTACCTCTTCACTCAGCCGAACCCACTCCAGACATTCAATGAGTTCATATCACAGGCGTCTACATACTTAAAGGTACACGGTGAGTGTTTTATCCTTCCGGTCTCTCCCACTGACAAGGTGGCAGACGCGAGGGTGTGGTGGAACATCCCTAACTGGATGGTCACGCCTGTCTTCACTGGTAAAGTATTTCAGCAGTCCTCTCTGGACGGAGTCATCTCCGGATGGAAGATAGGGACTGCACACAGTAACTTCACGGTAGGACCTGAAGAACTCCTTCAGATACGCGACACATCGGTGAACCTTGTGAAGGACCTGGATGGACTGAAGACCATTAACAGGGGACTGTCCAGACTCTACCCACTGGGTAATGTGATAGACAATATCATAGGAGGACTGGAGTCCAGGAATGTACTCATCAGGCGGAGGGGAGCCTTAGGGATTCTCTCGAATGATTATAAGGACCAGTCCGGTGGCCTGGACATTGACCCTGATGAACAGAAAAAAGTACAGGAGGCCCTGTCCAGGTATGGCCTGGGTAAGAAGGACTGGCAAGTCATAGTAACTAACGCCTCCCTGAAGTGGCAACAGATAGCCATGACAGTAAAGGACCTCATGCTACTGGAAGAGGATGAGGCGGGGACGCGGAAGGTGGCGGAGGCCTATGACTATCCCACCTACCTCCTGGGAGACAAAGAGGGGACCACCTTCACTAACATGGAATCAGCAAAAAAATGGCTATACACTGACGCTATCATCCCTGACTCTGTGGTGTGGTCACAGTCCTTCACTTCATTCCTGGACCTGGAGTCTCTCGGACATAAGGTATTCATAGACTACTCTCACCTGGAGGTCCTCCAGAAGAGTAAGAAGGAAGAGGCTGAGTGGAAGAAGATGGTCTGTGATGGTTATGACATAGCCTATAAAGGGAAGATTATCACACGCGAGGAATGGAGACAGGCCCTGGGAATGGACCCTGACCTGTTCCTCGGTACAACATTCTACATAGATGATACCAGAACTCAGAAGTGAAAAAAGACTGGTCCTTCCCTTCAATGTGAAGGCCAGTAAGATAGAGAACGCCATACAGGATGTGGACTTCTCTAAGAAGACCGTCACCGGATTCTTCAATACCTACTGGTATGTGGACGCGGTGGGTGATGTCCTGATACCAGGAGCCTCGAAGAAGTCCATCAAAGAGAACGGACCAGGGACTCCAGGGTGGACCATTAAACACGCCCTGGGTCATGACCTGACAAAACTACCAGGGAAGATAGAGGTCCTCGAAGAGAAGGAAGTGGGAGGAGTGGAAGGGATATACTTCGAGACGAAGATGACGGACACCACCCTGGGAATGGACACCCTCATTAACTATCAACAGGGAGTATATGACAATCACGCCATAGGGTACCGATATATCACAGAGGAGATTGTCACGCGGGAGTCAAAGAAGTGGGACTGGTACATGGAGCGTCTCCTTAATCCTGAAGAGGCTGAGAAGAGAGGCGTCATCTACATAGTCAAAGAA